GCATTGGCGATGGGGCCGAGGATGAAGCGGCGGGCGGCGAGCTTTGCCAGATCGGCGATCATCGAGGTGACCAGGTCGCGAAAGTCGAGTTTGCCAGTTTTCACGAAGTCGCCGATGGCGTTCTCCGCGCTTTGGAAGGCCCCGACCAGCGCGCTGCCGATATCCCCGCCGATATCGCGCGCCTTGGCGGCATAGTCGGCGAGTGCGGCGGTGACGGCCTGCCAGCCGGTCAGGGCGGTCTCCGCACCTTCGGCCGCAGCGGCTCCGGCCTCGCGCGCGGCCCCTCCCGCGCCATCGGCGGCGGTGGCCGTGTCATTCAGCCCAGCTGTCAGGGCGTCGGCCGCGCCAGCCGCATCCGCAAGCGCGGTCTCGGCTTCCGTACCCGTGCCGGTCACCGCATCCTTCAGCGCCTGCCAGCTGGCGAGCGGCCGACCGGCAGCGTCAGCCAGCATGCCTGCGGCCTCGCGATAGCCATCGGCCCGGGCGCGGGCGTCCTCGGCCATGGCACCGAGCCCGAGGTCGGGCGGCTCAAGATAGGTGCGGGACAGCGCGGCAGAAAAGGCGTCCGCCGCTGCAGCCCCTGCGGCCGTTGCCGCGCCTTCGAACGGATTGCCGATGCGGCCCAGTTCCACCGGATCGAGAATGCCGATCCGCACGCCACCTTCACCGGTGGCCCATTCGGGCAGCAGCGCCAGCGCCGCGTTCAGCGTCTCGATGAAGCTGTTGATACGCGTGACGACGCCGTTCAGCATCGCCTCGACGCCGGAGATCAGCCCGTTCGCGGCCTGGAAGGCGAAGTCGCCGATGGCGCCCGGCAGACTGCCCCAAATCGCCACGGCGGCGTCGTAGGCCCCCTGGAAGATTGCGGCTGTCCGGTCACCGAAACTGACGACGCCTGCGATGGTGCCTTCCAGCGCCGAGAGCCCCGCCGCCTTCAGCCCGTCCCATCCAGCTGCCATCCGCGCCAGCGCCGCGTCCAGCGACAGGCCGATGCGCGACCAGACCTCTCGGGCCAGATCGCCGAGGAGGCGGAAGGCCTCGCCCACGCCACCGACCCGGGCGACGAGCTGCGAGAACTGATAGACCAGCTCGCCCGCCCCGACGATCAGCGCGCCGATGCCGGTGCGGATCAGAGCGCCGCGCAGGAACACCAGCGCGGTGGCAAGCCCGCGCACGGACAAGGCTGCGGCCGCCATTCCCGCGACCCATCGCCCCGCCATGACAGCAGCGAAGGTCGCGGCATAGGACGCCAGCCTTCCAAGGTTGCCGATCAGCGTGTCGATGGCCGACCGCAGGATGCCACCGTCTGACGCGAGGGCCACGAAGGCATTGGCCAGCGCCTCGATGATCGGGGCGACGGCCACGGCAATGCGATTGCGCAGCCCGTCGAAGACCATCGACACGGTGCCCAGCGCCAGTTGCGTGCGGCGCAGGGCTTCGAGGGCGTCACCATCCAGAACCGCGCCAAGGTCGGAGGCTTGCTCGCCAAGTCGCGCCATCTCCGCCCCGCCATTGCGCAACAGCGGCAGCAGGCGTGTGGCGTCCGAGGCCATGGCCTCCAGATAGAAGGTCATCTCCTGCTGGCTGAGACCCGCCCGCTCCAGCGTGTCGACGTAAAGTTGCAGTGCCTCCGGTCCCGACAGCCGCGCGAACTGGTCGGCGGTGACACCGACCCTCGGGGCCACGTTCTCGAAGAAATCCGCCATCGGCCCACCGCCGGTCTGCAGGAAATCCCCGACCCGGTCGTTCACGTCCTTCAGGATATCGGCCAGCTTCTCCTGCTCGATGCCAACCGTGCGCGCCCCGGCCGACCAGCGTTGCAGCGCTTCGGGCGTCGCATTGGCGACCTGCGCGAACTGTCGAATCTGGGCGGCGCTCTCGGCCGTGGAACGCACGATCAGGCCGAGTGAAGCAGTGGCGGCAGCCGCGGCGGCCCCGAGGGCGAGACCGGCACGGCGTGCGAAGGCCGCAAGCCGGGTGTTCGCCAACTCCATCTCGCGGCTGAGCCGACCGAGGCCCTTTGCCCCGACCTCGGCGACACCCTCCAGTTCGGCGCGCACGCGACGTCCTCCCTCCGCCACGAGGCGGACGGAGACCTTCTTTTCGGCCATGGGAGAATCCTTGATTCTTGTATCATGACATGATACATGGGGGCATGATCATCAGCACGCGTGGAAAGCTTGCCGCCGGTGCGGTTCAGGGCCGCTTCGGCAAGGGCTTTCCGGCTGATCTGGTCAGACGGACGCGCGCCATGCTGTCGGCACTGGACGCGGCCATGCAACTTGAGGATCTGCGTTTTCCTCCGGGCAACCATCTGGAAGCCTTGAGTGGGGATCGCGCAGGGCAACATTCGGTGCGCATCAACGGGCAGTGGCGCATCTGTTTCGTCTGGACCGATCAGGGTCCGCAGGATGTCGAAATCGTGGATTACCACTGAAAGGAAAGCCGATGAGCCTGATCACCAACCCCTCCCATCCGGGCGAAGTCCTGCACGAACTCTATCTGCTTCCGCTCGACATGAGCGCGCCTGCGCTTGCCCGGCATCTGCAGGTTCCCCGCACCCGGATCGAGCGGCTGGTGAAGGGCGAGACCGCTCTGACTGCGGATACGGCCATGCGGCTCGCCACCTATTTCGGTACCACGCCGGAATACTGGATGAACCTGCAAAGGTCCTGGGACCTTGCCCGCGCCCGTGAGACGGTCGATGTCTCAGGGATTGTGCCCTTGCAAGCTGCCTGAGCGTAACGCGTCATTCAGTTTGCGCACCATCACCGCCTCGATCTCGGGCAGCAGTTCGGCGGTGATCAGGGTGTTGACGCCCAGCGCCTGCGCCAGTGACAGCGCCGCGCCCATGTCCCATCCGATGACGGCCCCCTGCGCGATGCGCAGCTGACCACCAAGGCGCTGGGTCAGATCCCAGACCTGCCAGCCCTCGACCGTCAGCGGCCGGTTCAGTCTTGCGGGGCAGTCGGGGCAGGAACCCGCGCAGGCCGCGCAGTAGCCGTCGCCCCCGCCGAAGGACCAGTCGGCGAGGGCGCGGAGGCGTTTTTTCCTGATCCAGCATCAGGCCTCGGGCGACGTATTGCGCCTGGAAGGCTTCGAAAACCGGCCAGATTTCGAGAAGGGCGTCAATCCCGGCCGGGCTGACGGGCACGAGGTTGCCGTCATCGTCGCCGACACCTTCCCAGTCCAGAACGGCGCGACGGGCGACGGCCTTGGCCATGGCCAGCGCCATGTCCTCCTGGCTTGACGCCTCCGACAGTTTGTCGATGGCCGGGTCGGCGCGGGCAGAGACCATGAGCGCGGTGGTCAGGGGAGTGACCAGGACGCGCAGGCCGGGAAGCAGGTCCAGCCATTCGGGCCGGTTCGACAGGTTCAGTCGGATCATGGTCAGTATCCCGTGACGGTGTTGACGAGGACGGCGGTGCACATCCGGGCGGGGCTGGTGGCGCGGGCCGCCTGCCAGTCGAAGGTGGCCTGAATGCCCTGGGGTCCGGGGATTTCGATCCGCGGGACGGGCAGGTAGACGGCATGGGCGGTGAAGGTGAAACTGGCATTCGCGCCGAGGCTGTAGGCGAACTCGAGCTCGCAGGGCGTGCCGTCTATGGCTTGGGTTACGAGGGCGCTATCGGCGAAGCGCACCTCGATCCGGCCGGCCAGCGCCGCCATGCCGGGATCGGCACCCTCGATCTTGCCGTCGTTGCGGATGGTCTCGATCCGGTCGAGGCCGTTGGCATAGGTGATCTCGGCCGAGACGACGTTGCCCAAAGCGGTGCCGTTCCGCTTCACCACCCCGTTGAAATGGCCGAAGCGCTGCAAGCCCAGCGCGGTCGGTGTTCCTGCGGCCGTAGCGGCTGCGATGGCTTCGCCCTGCGCGATCAGCCGGGCAGTCGCCGTCAGGAGGCCCGAACGGTTCATCTGCCACGAAAGCTGGTCCATCACGCAGCCCGCATACATCGCGAACCGCGGCACCTCGGGCATGGCAACTTCGATGGCCATTGAGGGCAGGGTCCAGTTGCCCGACTGGAACGTGTGGGTCTTGGGGGTGGTCCCTATGGTGGTCGGGGCGCCGAAGGCCGCCTTCAGCCAGAAGCCGAAGGCCTCCACATCGATCGGCACCACCACCTCGCCATTTGCGGTGACGGCGTCCTTGATGGGGGCCAGGGGACCGCGGCCGTAGCCCAACAGCTCGCTGTTCAGCAGGGGCTGTTCCGCGCCCAGCGTGGTGCGGGCGAAGGGTATCAGCCGATAGCCGCTGGCGGGCGGGGTGCCGTAGACGGTTTCGAACGCAA